AGTTCTTTTGATTGAGGGTCCAACTGAAGAGATAATATCTAGAGCTTTCTTTCAAGAGTTTCCGCCAAAAAAAACTATATTTGTATTAAACTGTGGCACTGTTAATAATATCCCATTCTATCAGAAAATATTTTCACGTTTTAATATAAAATATCATGTCATTTGTGATACAGATAAAGCGAAAATAGTTGAATATGATCAGGCTGGTAATCCTAGTTTTGATTCTGGAATACAGAAAACAATCTCTGATCAATATAGGTCTGATTATGATGTAACGAATGGAAATATAGGGTTACTTCGAGTTCATAATGTAACATTTGAACCAGCACATCAAAATGTAGATATTCCAGAAATACTACGGTTTGCTGATTTTGGTGATAGAAGTAAACCATTTAATGCGAACTTGTATTGGAAAAATGTACTAAAACCAAACATTGCCCATCAAGATATAAATAAAGTTCCTATTATACGGTATTTAAAAGAGATAATGGCCCATTAATGTAAAAAGGCTGAGCGATATATGCTCAGCCCTTCTATTTATGCACACCTAAACCCCACCAATCCATCAACTCTTTCCTCTGTTCAAGGTAGGTAGAGCGATTATAAGCCCGTCTAACCTCATTCTTATCACAATGCGCTAACGCCGATTCAATCACATCAGGATTAAAACCGGCTTCATTCATGGCGGTGCTGGCTATTGAGCGTAAACCATGAGCAACCAGTTTTCCACCGTAGCCGATGCGTTTTAGTGCTGCGTTGGCGGTCTGGCTGTTCATCGGCTTTTTAGGATCGTTACGGCTGGGGAAAACATAATCCCGGTTGCCGCTGATAGGGCGCATGATGTCGAGCAGTTCCAGCGCCTGTTCGCTGAGCGGCACAATATGATCGCGTTTGGCTTTCATTCTTTCAGCCGGGATGCTCCACGTCTTTTTCTCGATATCGATCTCAGCCCATGCTGTGGCGGAGGCTTCAGCCGGGCGGATAAGTGTCAGTAATTGCCATTCCAGCAAGCAGCGGGTAGGAATGGAGAGATTAGACATCGCAATGGTGCGCATCAGCGCGGGTAGCTCTTCTGGCCGGATGGTCGGCATATGCTGTTTTTTAGGGCGCTCGAAGGCCATACCAATACCAGAGGCGGGGTTAGCGTCAATCAGCCCGGTGTTAACCGCGTAAACCATGATTTCGTTGATGCGTTGTACTAACCGCCTGACGGTTTCCAGTGCGCCACGGGCTTTAATCGGCTCCAGCGCTTGTATCAGTGTGCGGGCTTTGATTTGCTGCACGGGGATATTTTCAATCGCCGGGAGCACGTCTTTTTCCAGTGATCGCCAAATGTCTTTGGCGTGGTCGGTGCTGACTGTAGCCTGTTTCAGCGTGAACCAGCTACGCGCCACATTGATGAAAAGGCTTTCTACGGCGATTTGCGCTTCTTCGACTTCCTTAGCCACCTTTTCCTGTGGATCTATTCCCTTGGCTAACAACGACAGTTTTTCGTCTCTCATGGCGCGGACATCGGCTAATGACAATGCCGGGTAAGCACCAAACCCAATCATGGTACGTTGGCCTGTGGTTGGTTTCTGGTAACGGAACCGCCACAGTTTTTTCCCGGTGGTTTTGACTAAGAGAAATAGCCCGTTGCCGTCATGCAGCGTTAGGTCTTTATCTGCCGCTTTGGCTTTTTGCACTTCGATGTGGGTAAGGGGGCGAGTTGTCCGTGCCATTGGGAGATATCCTTAATGATTGGTATACGCTTTTTGGTATATATCGTACCGTATACCAATTCGTATACCAATCATCAGCGGATTTAGCCGGATATCGTCGGATAATGATGGAAACAAAAAAGCCCGCAAACCTAGGTGGGATGCGGGCTTTAAGGACTTTCTCGGACGTATCCGGATATGTAAGTGGTGGAGCTGGGGGGAGTTGAACCCCCGTCCGAAATTCCTACATTCCTTCTGGTAGGTAGTAAAAACAACAAATTACAATAAAAACAAAATGTTATTTTGTGATGAGTGGTGAGGAAAAGGCTTGATTGCCATTCGCTGCCGCCAACTTGCCGCCATTTTTTGGCGACCAGTTCAGGCCGTTGAGTGGGTTTTTAGTGATGGCGTCTTCCAGATGGTCGGGCGCAAAGTGGGCGTAGATCATGGTCATTTTGATGTCAGCATGGCCGAGGATATCACGCAGCACCAGTATATTGCCGCCGTTCATCATGAAATGGCTGGCGAAAGTGTGGCGCAGTACGTGGGTACATTGCCCGTCAGGAAGCTGAATTCCCGTCCGGTTAATGGCGCGCTCAAAGGTTTTTCGGCAGGGAGAAAACAGCTTGCCGCTTTTACGTGGGATCTCATCATACAGTTCACGGCTGATGGGAACGGTTCGGTTTTTCTTGCCCTTGGTGCGGGTGTAGGTGATGCGATAAGGCGTGACTTGCTGGCCTGATAGCCCTTCCGCTTCGCTCCAGCGCGCGCCCGTTGCCAGACATATTTTGGTAACTAGCAACAGATGAGGGTTAGCAGATTCGGCGCACGCATCCAGTACGCGCTTTATCTCATTGGGAGCCAGAAACGCCAGTTCCTGTTGCGCTATCTTGAATGTTGGCAAGCCGGATAACGGGTTGGGTGCGTCCCAGTGGCCCAGTTTTTTCAGTGTGCCAAATACGGCGGATAAGTTGCGCTGTTCCAGATTGACTGTGCGCGGTTTGACGACAGACAGAGGGATGCCGCTTGCGTCAGTCATCTGCCCGGCTAACCGCAGTTCGCGGTAATGCGCGAAATCGGCGGCGCTCAGTTCTCTGGCTTTGGGGTTGCCTAAACCGGTGCAGATGATATCAAGTTTCGCCATCATCCTTTTAGGGTCGGCCAGTGTGCGGCCGTAAAGAGAAAACCACAGATCGATAATCTCCCGCAGGCTGCGGTTATCTGCTTTTTCACCAAGCCAGGGCTTGTTTTCACTCTCTTCCATCGTGAAGCGCTCAAATGCTAACGCCTCACCTTTGGTAGCAAACTGCTTGCGTACCCGCTTGCCTTCACGCCCGAATGGGTAGCACTCACACAACCATTTCCCTGATGCCAATTTACGAACAGCCATACACCCCCCTGTAAACTGAGGGTGGCATATTTACTGTGTATAAAAACAGTAATCAATGTATGGATGTTGTGAGAGCAAACAAATGGCGAAAGGTGGCCAAGGCCACCTTTAGAGGTAACGGTAAGACTGAGGAGCGGTGATGTTTTCACCTAATGCACTGAGTTGCAGCGGCGTTTCAGGTAGAACTGTCATTTTTTATAATCCTTTATAAAAACCTTTGCATTCGGCAATAATTTGAATATCACCCAGCCCACAATCAAACTCCGCCCCAGCCCCGCTAACGCGCACTTTCCCTACTGGTATACGGGTCAGATCTCTGATGCTGGTTCGGCCTTCAATTTCAACCAGCCACTTACCATCAACAACCTCGTCAAACTGGCGATCGGCAATGTAGGTTATGTCTCCATCCAGAATGACAACCGGGTCTTTCAGTCCATCGGACAGAAAAGCCTTATCAAACATATAGTAGTTTGAATCGTAGAGTTTTCCATCGATCAGCTTTTGCCTTGGTATAGCGATCACGTCATTTCTTGCGTCATCAAACTTTGGGCCTTCACCTGTAGCGAGCCAGCGTAAAGATACGCCGGTTTCTAAAGCCGCCTGAATGACCCAATCAGCAGGAAAAGAGTCACGCATGTATCTGTTAGCTAAAGTGCTTTTTGATACACCGAGATGGTCACATAGAGCCTGACGATTCTTAAAACCATACGCCTCGACAAGACGCTCAATCGCTGCCTTTGCACCAGTCCCAAAATCCATAAAGTTCACCAAATGTATACTTTTGGTTTGACTAAAACCAAAAGTGATCGTAAATTTCGCTTGTACACAAAAAGTGGACTGATCACAGTTCACAACGGCTCACCACAAGCCAATAGGGAATGTTGCATTATGAGACCTCAAATATCAATCACCCTGGCCGTGCCGTCTGTCTCGATTGAGAAATACAGCGAGCTGACCGGCCTTTCTATCGACACCATCAACGGCATGCTGGCTGATGGCCGCTTAACTCGTCACCGCCTGCGCAAAGATAAAAAGCGTGAAAAGGTGATGATCAACATTGCCGCTATGACGGTTGATGCACTCGCAGATTGTGATATTTCGCTCAATTAGTTCGATATTGAGATTTTTGGAGTTCACAAACCATGTTTGATTACCAGATCACTAAACAGACGCACTTTGATGAAGCCTGCCGGGCCTTTTCACTTCGTCACAACCTGGCGGAGCTGGCACGCACGGCGGGGATGAATCAGCAAATCCTGCGTAACAAGCTGAATCCGGATCAACCCCACAAGCTGACCTGTGAAGAACTGCTGACGCTGACCGACATCACCGAGGATGCCACGCTGATCGATGGGCTTTTAGCGCAACTGAACTGTCTGCCAGCGGTGCCAGTGAATGAGGCCAGAGCAGAACGGCTTACCGCCTATGTGCTGCAAGCCACTGCCGCAGTAGGGAAGGTAGCCGCCGAAAGCGTATCGGATGAGCGTATGACGCAGACACGACGCCATAGCCTAATGAGCACCATCAGCGACGGGGTGCGTTACCTGTCGCTGATTGGCCTGACGGTGCAGTCTCGCATTCAGGCTAACCCGGCAATGGCGTCAACGCTGGATGCTCTGAGCGGGTTAGGCGCATCGCTGACAATCGGATAAGAACAACACCAGGGAAACCACGCGCCGGGCGTGGTGAAACATCCCGGCACCTATTTGCAACCGTCTGAAAACAGGCGGTTACCAATGGGACTGTTTGGAGTTTTTATGTCAAATCACAACCCGGAAATATGGCTACAGGCCGCCGATGATGCTGCACAGAGTTTTTTATCTCAACCTGCTGATGTGCGAGAGAACGGAAGCGACAATGGTTACAACCGGATTAGCGTTTTGTCGTCGATGGAGTCATTGGCTGATGCTGTCTATTACCTCAATCATCCTCTGTATCAATTTATCAAGAGCCATTCGAATCAATGGTTTCGAGATGGAATGACGCAGGCACCGGAATTCACCGCAAGTTGGATGTGTCGGCAGCAAGGGTAAAGCATAATCAGGAGGGAATATGTCTCAATCTGTCGATCATCAGAAATGGATACAGCGTTGCCGGGATATCGTGTTTAAAGGTGAATCCCGCGCTCAGTCATTTTGGGAGCGGGCTGCGCTGGATACCCGTGAAATTATCTTGTTTTCTGCAAAGCCAAAGCTGAAATCGCGCCATGTCAATTACTCATGGCATCAGTTTACGGCGGAAGAGCGGGCAGCTATCTGGAGCGCAATTAAGCGCATCCGGGCTATTTGCGATGAAACCGCGCTATTTGGCCCGGATGATTTTCTGAAAACCAGTAATCAAAACGGCACCCCGAATCAGCCGAACCCGTCACCCATTCATTAATTAACCCATAGCAACGAATAAATGCCCTTTATCGGGCAGGGAGCATCAGTTTACGGCGGAAGAGCGGGCCGCTATCTGGAGCGCAATTAAGCGCATCCGGTCTATTTGCGATGATTTCGTATTACCTGAAAAAAGGAAAACGTAATGAAAAATGCCGAAGTAAAGACCATGACCGTCGCTGCTGATGGCGCACTGATCGAACTGCTGAATAAAGCCAGACTGGAGGAGCGCAAAGACCAGCATTTGTCCTTCTCACTGCGTCTTGCTGCGCTGGCTATCCGCGCCCAGCAAAGAGATCTCTCTGCCGCTGAACTGGTGGAACTGATGCGCCAGGAGTTCGTATTACCTGAAAAAAGGAAACCGTAATGATTGCAACCAAATTAAAACCCATGAATGCCGCCGCTGATGGCGCACTGATCGAGCTGCTGAATAAAGCCAGATTGGAGGAGCGTAAAGACCAGCATTTGTCCTTCTCACTGCGGCTGGCGGCGCTGGCTGTCCGCGCTCAACAACGCGACCTCTCCGCCGCCGAAGTGGTGGAACTGATACGTCAGGAATCAGAACGTTTTGAGCACTCCGCTCAGGGGTTGAGCTGATGGACTCCATGGATATGGCTCAGGAACGCGAAGCGTTCATCCGTGAAACACAAATCCAACAGGCCCGGCAACAGTCGGGTTGTGCCGTTTCTGCATTCGTCTGTGAAAGCTGTGACGCCCCTATCCCGGAAGCCCGCCGCGTGGCCGTTCCGGGTGTGCGTCTATGCGTGTACTGCCAGGGCGATGCTGAATTGAAAAACAAACACTATAACGTTTTGAGCACTCCGCTCAGGAGTTGCACTGATGGCCAACAGTATCAGGGAGAACGTCAGTGACGAGCTGTTGCGAGAAATCTGCAACGGCTCGCCATTCACCGGCGCGTTTGAAAATGAGGTCGTTGAGATGGCTCGTGAATTAATTGAATTCAGAACCGCAGCGGCCAGAGACATGCAGAAATTAGCCGATCTGGAGCGGGCTGTTGAGGTGTTGAGCCACAAGGTTGGTTCTGTATCGATATCGCGGGGTGCCTTATGAGCATTATCGCCACACCGCTGAAATGGGTCGGCAGCAAGGCCCGCGTGATGGATATCCTGCGCGAGCATTTACCGGCCGGCGATCGTCTGGTGGGCCCGCGTGATGGATATCCTGCGTGAGCATTTACCGGCTGGTGATCGTCTGGTTGAGCCGTTCGCCGGGTCTTGTGCGGTCATGATGAATACCGATTACCCGGAATACCTGATCGCCGATATCAACCCCGACCTGATTAACCTGTATCAGGTCATCAAAGAGGATTTGAAGGATTTCATTGATACCGCCGAAGGTCTGTTTCGCACGGCGAATACAGCCGAAAGCTATTACCGCTTCCGGCAGGTATTTAACCGCAGCAAAGAAAATCGCATCACCTCAGCGGCACTGTTTCTTTACCTGAACCGGCACGGCTACCGGGGCGTTTGTCGCTATAACCGCGCCGGTGGGTTTAACGTTCCTTACGGGCATTATGCATCGCCTTATTTTCCACACCAGTTATCACACCGATGGTTTCACCCGTAACGATCAGTATGACCTGTGCAGCGCGTTATTACGCCTGGCTGAACGTGGGATACCTGTCATCGCCTCCAACAGCGACACCCACCACGCACACAGCATTTACCACCGGTTTGATATCTGCCGCTTCACCGCACCGCGTAGCGTTGGTGTTGCGGCAGGGGAGAGCAAACAGGCCGGGGAAATCATCGCCAAGCGTCTGCCGGTGCCTGTCGCCAGCAACATAGCGAAGGTTTGCGACGGGTGCGGCTATGAAGGTGGTGGGCACTGCCCTGACTGTGGGCCGGTGATGGGCGATGCCACCTATCAGGAAATGGTGGCATCCGGTGCGTTGGATGCGGATCCATTCTGATGCAGCCATTGGCCTACTACAACGAAATCGACCCATTCGCTGCCCAATGGCTGCGCAACTTAATTGATGCCGGCCATATCGCGCCCGGCATCGTTGATACCAGATCAATTGAGGATGTCACCCCTAATGACCTTAAAGGATTCAGCCAGCACCACTTTTTCGCCGGGATCGGCGTCTGGTCTTACGCACTGCGTAGAGCAGGATGGCCGGACGGTCAACCAGTCTGGACCGGTTCATGCCCTTGCCAACCTTTCAGCGCGGCGGGCAAAAAAAAGAGGGTTTGCCGATGAGCGGCACTTATGGCCCAGCTTTTACCGGCTCATCAGCCAGTGCAAACCTCCAGTCATTTTTGGAGAGCAGGTTGCGAGCAAGGATATCGATGTGTGGATCGACCTTGTACAAATTGACGTGGAGAAAATGGGTTACGCCTTTGGGTGTGTGCCGTTTCCGGCTGCGAGCCTCGGTGCTCCCAATATCAGAGAGCGAGCGTACTGGGTGGCCTACTCCAAGGACTTGCAAAAATGGGCACCGAAAGGGGAATCCGAGCAGAGCAATCAAAAACAAGGGGAAATTAGAGGATGCAATATTCCTCATCCTGCGAAGTCAGGAAATCCAGTTAGCTACTGGAGAAATTGTGTTTGGGTGCGTGGGGCTAACGGACGACTATTCCCAGTTGAGTCCGGAACACTGCCGTTGGTTGATGGGGATACCAAAAGAGTGGGGCGAATTAGCGCCTACGGAAACGCCATCAACGCGGAGGCGGCAAAAGCATTCATAGAAGCCGCAGCTGATTATATGTCTGCGTACTCGCTCGGGGTCTGTGAGTGACTGATTTACAGATCCCGGAGCATAACGGCGCGAAGGTCACGCTGTCAGGGAATGACAGCGAGAGCAGTTTTACCGCTTCCGGCAGGTATTTAACCGCAGCAAAGAGAAATCGCATCACCGCAGCGGCACTATGGCTTTACCTGAACCGGCAAGGTTACCGGGGCGTTTGTCGCTATAACCGCGCCGGTGGATTTAACGTCCCCTACGGGAATTACGCATCGCCTTATTTCCCGCTGGCCGAGATTCAGGCATTTGCCGAAAAAGCCCGCCGCGCAAAATTCATCTGTGCTGCGTTTGGCGAAACATTGCAACTGATCCGCACCGGCGATGTGGTGTACTGCGACCCTCCATACATCCCGCAAACGCCAACGGCCAGCTTCACCAGTTATCACACCGATGGTTTTACCCACAACGATCAGTATGACTTGTGCAGCGCGTTATCACGCCTGGCCGAGCGCGGGATCCCTGTCATCGCCTCAAACAGCGACACTCACCACGCACACAGCCTTTACCACAGGTTTGATATCTGCCGTTTCACTGCGCCGCGTAGCGTCGGCGTTGCGGCTGGGGAAAGCAAACAGGCCGGGGAAATCATCGCCAAGCGTCTGCCGGTGCATGGGCAGCGAGGTGCAGCATAATGAGGGCTATCGATCTCTTCGCTGGATTTGGCGGCTCATCAACCGGCGCACGTATGGCGGGAGTGCATGTGGTATGGGCTGCTAATCACTGGCCCGCTGCCGTTGAATATCATCGTTTAAACCATCCTGATGCAATCCACGTTTGTCAGGACTTGCATCAGGCTGACTGGAGTTCTGTCCCGGCACATGACCTGATGATGGCTTCCCCTTGCTGTCAGGGACATAGCCGGGCACGTGGAAAAGCAGCAGGTAATCCGCAGCACGATGCGAGTCGCTCGACAGCATGGGCTGTTGTGTCTGCCGCCGAATATCACAAGCCCTCAGCGGTGATTGTTGAGAATGTGCCTGAATTTCTAAACTGGGCGTTATATCCGGCATGGGCGGCAGCAATGGCAGCGTTGGGTTATGCATTATCGCCACATATTGTTGATTGTGCCGATCTGGGGGTTCCTCAGAATCGGGTCCGCTTATTTCTGATCTGCACTCGTAGTCGTTCCCCGCTATTACTCGATCTGCCACGCATCGGCCATGTTCCTGCCGCCTCGTTCATTGATTTTGAAGGTGGTAAATGGTCACCAGTAAATCGTCCGGGTCGTGCGATATCAACGCTTGAGCGTATCGAAAATGGGCGTCAGCAATTCGGCGATCGATTCGTTTTTAGTTACTACGGCAATACAAAAACAGGCCGCAGCCTGAGCCGACCCATCGGAACAATCACAACCAGAGACAGATGGGCCATCGTGGATGGTGACCGTATGCGGATGATGACAAAGCGGGAGGTACTGGCCGCAATGTCTTTTTCGTCATCGTATATCACGCCAGACAGTCACCGCCTGACCGTCAATATGGCGGGTAATGCTGTGCCACCCGTTGCCATGTGCCGGGTTGTTGGGGCCATAGGGGGTTGTCTGTGAGCATTCTGCAACTCGCGGTGATGGGGGAATATTTCGCCGCAATGAAGGCTGGGCTAAAGCCCTTTGAGTACCGGTTGGACAATGCTTACTGGCGACGTCGGCTCATTGGTCGGGATTATGAGCAACTGGTGATTACATGGGGCTATCCGGCCCGTTCTGATATGTCACGGCGTCTGATCCTGCCTTGGCTTGGCTATGAAATGCAGACGATTACACATCCGCATTTTGGCGATAAACCGGTAAACGTGTTTGCCATACGGATAAGTGACGGGGTTTGTGAGTGACTGATTTACAGATCCTGGAACATAACGGCGCGTATCACGCTGTCAGGGAATGGCAGCGTGAGCAGTTCTCCCCCGGTGAACCCGCCGGGCTGAGTTTCGTTGAGCGTAGTCTATGGCACCTGAATAAAATTGATCATGATTGGCGTCAGCAGTACCTGGCCGGAATGCCGGATTATCTGGCGAAGTATTTCGGCCAGCGTTATGAAAAGCTGTTTACATCCGATGAGCACAAGGGCCGCCGCCGGGCCAATACGTTTTTACTCCGCACCCTGGGGAAAAGCGTATTGCCACGCCTGCGCACCGTTACCGAACGATACCAGACGCAACAGCGTGCGGCGGGAGATCTGCCGTTCCCATTCTACGATGATCTGGAAAAGCTGCCGGTTTATGACCGTGACAACATCCGCGCCCTGTCACAGCAGGTGGCCGACTTTATGGCTGCATCGTTGCGCGATTACACCGAAAACCGCATCAGGAACACTGGGGAGCTAACTGACAGGTACATCACCCTGCTGTCATTCCGTCACCTTGGCCTGCTGACCTTACAGGCAGGAACTCAGCCGCCCTACTGGGCGCAATTCACCAAAGGCCGCCACCCGTTATCCACTGAAAAAGCTGAATCCGGCTTGCTACGCATGATGTCACCAGAGTGGTGGCGGGCGCGTCTAAAGCGCCGTCGTGATATCCAGCGGGAGCATATGGCTATCGCGGTCGGCCAGGTGCAAAAAGCGGCATCACCCTATGTCTCCCGCTCCACGCTGGATGAATGGAAAGAGCAGAAACGGCGTAACCGAGAGTTTTTCAAGGCGTTTGAGCTGGAAGATGAAGAGGGTAACCGTGTTTCTCTTGATGACATGGTTAATGCCAGCAACGCCAACCCAGCGCCGAGAGTTTTTCAAGGCGTTTGAACTGGAGGACGAAGAGGGAAACCGCGTCTCTCTGGACGACAAAGTTAATGCCAGCAACGCCAACCCGGCAATCCGCCGTTGTGAGCTGATGGTGAGAATGCGCGGCTTTGAGGATTTGGCGCAGGAAATGGGCTGCGCCGGGGAGTTTTATACCATCACCGCACCGTCACGGTATCACGCTGTACACAGCGGTGGCGGGTTTGTTGAACAGTGGAGTGGTGCCAGCCCTCGCGACACACAGAAATATCTGTGCGGTGTGTGGGCGCGTATCCGGGCGGAACTGTCACGCGAAGAGATTAGCGTGTTTGGTTTCCGGGTCGTCGAGCCACATCATGACGGCACGCCGCACTGGCATTTATTGCTATTTATGCGCCCGGAGCACATCGAACAGGTGCGCGACATTCTGGCGTATCACGCCCGCCGGGAAGATGCCGATGAGCTGAACAGCGAAAAGGCGCAAAAAGCCCGCTTCCACTATGAACCGATTGACCCGGAAAAAGGCAGTGCTGTCACGAGTTTATCAACGCGTGTAAACTAGAGGACGAAGAGGGAAACCGCGGAGCACTGGACGACAAAGTTAATGCCAGCCAACGCCACACACAGAAATACGCCGTTGTGAGCTGATGGTGAGAATGCGCAGACGGGAGGAACTGGCACAGCAAATGAGATGAGCCGGGGAGTTTGATACCATCACCGCACCGTCGAGCCACATCACGACGGCACACAGCACTGGCGGATTTATTGAACAGTGGAGTGATGCCAGCCCTCGCGAGCACACAGAAACAGCTGCGCGACATCAGGGCGCATCACGCCCGCCGGGAAGATGCCGATGAGCTGAACAGAGAAAAGCGCGCAAAAAGCCCGCGTCCACTACGAGCCACATCATGACCCGGAAAAACGCACCGCCATTTAGGGCTATTCATGCGCCCTAAGCACATCGAACAGGTGCGCGACATCATGGCGTATCACGCCCGCCGGGAAGATGCCGATGAGCTGAACAGCGAAAAGGCGCAAAAAGCCCGCTTCCACTATGGCCGATTAAACCGGAAAAAGGCAGCGCCACGGGTTATATCGCCAAGTACATCAGCAAGAATATTGATGGCTACGCACTGGATGGCGAGGCCGACGAGGAAACCGGGGAAAACCTACGCGACATGGCAAAAGCGGTATCAGCGTGGGCATCACGCTGGCGTATCCGGCAGTTTCAGCAAATCGGTGGCGCGCCGGTGACGGTTTACCGCGAGTTGCGTTATCCGGCAGTTTCAGCAAATCGGCGGCGCACCAGTGACGGTTTACCGCGAGTTGCGCCGCCTGGGTGATAAGCAACTGGATAACGCGGCGATGGATGCGGTACTGGCGGCGGCAGACGTGGGCGACTGGGCGGCATACACACAGGCACAGGGCGGGCCGTTAGTCTCGCGTGATGCGTTGGTGGTGCGCCTGTCCTATGAAGTGACCGAGCGTGCCAACCAGTACGCCGAAGATGTGCAAAAGGTTCAGGGGGTGTACTCGCCGTTACTGGGGGCGCACTCCGCAATTATCACCCGCACGGTGGAGTGGAAGATTGTCCCGAAACAGGCCGCCGCGTCAGCGGGGGCCGGGGTTTCTGGCGGCCCCGCCGCCGCTTGGAGTTCTGTCAATAACTGTACGCCGGGTTTACGGCGACGATTATCGGAATTGTTGCGCTTAAGAGGTTTTCCGCCTGATCCGGTGCTGGTCGATGTGCTGATCCGTGGCGGCAATCTGGCAATGAGTGAGGGCAGGGCGCTGAAAATGGTTAACGGCAGGCTGGAGGAAGTACGGAAGACGGGAGATTGCGAGCTGTGGACGGGGTGGAACTGGGAATCATAGGCGGTAATGACTGTATTTGCCGGTGTGCTGGATGCGTATTTGTAGTCCGGATCCTTGCAACACAGACGGTGTTATCTGTGTTGGCCATAACTGCGCTGCAGTACAGACGGCGATATCTATGTGGTACCACAAGGGGGAGTTATGGGCTATCTGGGGAGTAAGGCCGCGTCGGGTGCATATCAGAAAATTATCGCAGCGATGCCGCCGCATGACACATATATAGAGACTCATCTGGGGAGCGGCGCGGTGATGGTGAGGAAGCCAGCAGCGGTGCGGAGCGTCGGAATAGATATCGACGGTGAGGCGTTGAGACATTTTTCTATCGGGCATTCTATCGGGGCGGGCGGGTTGCAACACGTTACTCTGATCGATGCTGACGCGGTGGAGTACCTGCGCGAGTTTGATTTTGCTAGCGCAGGTCAGGTGTTGATCTATGCCGATCCGCCATATCTGCCGGAAACACGTACCAGCCGCGCGCGCTACCGGTTTGAGTATACAGTTGAACAGCATAGGGAGCTGATTGCAGTGCTGCGCAGTGTGCCGGCCAGCGTCATGATCTCCGGCTATCCGTCCGCGCTGTACGATGAGTTACTGGGGGATTGGCGGTCAATCACGTTTCAAGTGATGACGCGCGGAGGGGTGCGCACGGAACAGCTGTGGGTGAATTACCCGGAGGGAGCGGCGTACGATGCCACATTTGCAGGTGAGAACTACGTTGATCGGCAGCGTATTAAGCGGAAGGCGCAGCGCTGGGCTGATAATTACCGGGCGATGTCTCGGCCGGAACGGCTGGCGATCATGTCGGCGCTTCAGGGTGTCGATGCATCGGATTGTTAAGCATTTTTTTAGTTATTTTTTGTCATCTTTTCGCGTGATTCGTAATCACAGATAAAAACACTATTTCAATTATGTAATATTTGGAATTGAAATTTATGCTTAGTAATTATTATACTGTACCTATATACAGTTGTACAGTGAGGTGCGATGTGTTAGGAAGTATGGAAGTATCTGTTTTTGTTGAGCGTGTTGGATTGTTAGCAAAACTGACTGAGCATGGCGGTGCTGATGAACATGATAAAGATGTGGCGCTGGCATGGATTAATGAAATGGTTAATGAATTTGTTTCGCGCGAGGTAAATGGTTTCGAAAGGGAATGATTAGATAAAAAATAATTAACATATTAAGAAACCCGCTGTAAGCGGGTTTCTACTTTACGTGATGAGTGTAAGAAATGTTTGACGTGGATCCGTGACATGGTTGCGGAGTTTGCTGATCGCGATGGATGTTGTGCAGTTGGCCATCAATTTGATAATTCAGGCTGCTATAACACATAATTAGATAACAAGGTTGAACAATGAGCCTTGCGAGGCGTTAGAAATTGTCTTTGTTAGTGCCTACTTCTCATAAGAGGCACTACATATGCTAAATGCAACGCGTTAAGGCAGAAACATCTTGCGCGATTAGGGGCAATGAACTTAAGTTAAGTAACGCAACCAACAGTTAAAAAGGTTGTCTTAGTTATAAGGAATTTGCTGTTGTGGTTGCTGGTGACGAAGTGTACAATTCCGCGCCGTATAAAAAGGAGGGGGTTATGTCAAGTATCGCCGCATTGAGGCTGGGTAATCCAGTTGAACGTTTGGCACGGGTTCTAAAAGAGAATCAGGACAAACTCAATCTGAGTAAAGATGGTTTTGTGTCCGTAGATTTGTCCAACGAAGAAGCTTTGAAAGCCATCAGAGATCAGATGGATAAGCTTGAAGGCATCAAAACGAGCACCGTTAAAGCAAAACATTATTACAGAACCCGATAATGGCAACATTACTTTTAGCAGTGATTTTGGTTAGCGGTTTTTTATATGTAAACCTATCACTTTCAACACGATACAGATATAAGCGTTCCAACGGTTGGGACGCTTATTTTTTTGTGGCTGCATGGGGAATCGTGTTTTTCCTTGCTGGCGGCTTTCTTACCTTCGCTCTTAACATCAGCGGTGGGTTTCGCTGGCTCTCTAATGCGCTGAACCTAACGCCCGACAGCTTTAACGGGATGTTATCCGCCACAACCGATAGATCACAGCGTATCAATGAAATTAAGCAGATTGCATGGGTTGTGATTTCAATAGTACTGGCGGCCCTGTTCGGTTGGCTTAACAAACAGCGTACTTCAAAAGGTGATCGCCGTTGGGATGCACTGGCAAAGGCCGTGGGGAACAATGCTTTTGAGTCACTGCTCATGGAAGCATCGGCGCGTCAGTTCCCTATCATTGCTACACTTTCATCACGCAAAATCTATGTAGGTCTGGTGACTTGCCCTGCGCTGGAAAATGGGTTGTCGGAACACCTTGAAATACTCCCCATGCTGAGCGGCTATCGTGATAAAGATGACCTCACGATAAGTATCACGACTAACTACCATCAGCACTATCTTGAAAGTGGCATCATTGGTGGAATGTCTCGTCTGAATATTCAGGATTTCCGCGTGCTGATTCCAAAAGATGAAGTTGAAACTATCTCGTTCTTTGACACTGAAACGTACAACAAATTTAAAGAAGATGAAGCGCGAGACAGAAAAAACTGCCGCAATCTGGGTGGCAAAAAGCCATCAACCCGCAGGCGAAGGACTACTGACGATGCGGAACAGGATAGTGCATGACTACGCCGCATGAGATCGCATGATCGTTTGAGGATCGTTTTTGCTGAGGCCCGCCAGAACTGGCGGGCTTTTGCTTATGTTCATGCAGGTGCATGAAAACCACTACGCAAAGCGGGCAGGCGCGGCGGGGCCTCGATTGCGCGCGCTGGGGTGGTATTTGGGGTTTCGGTCGCAGATCTGCGGGTGAGGAGGGGCAGGGCGGGGGCAAAAAAAACCGCCTGGCGGCGGTCGGGTCTGGGGGCTGGGTGGTGCGGTTACTTGCTGATGGACACAGAGAGGTTGCCGTCTTCAACGTCGAGCTGGTACGAGTCAAAGCGAATCACTTCTATTCCCGCCCATTCGTTTAACGCCAGGATCTGGCGTTGCAGTGGCATCAGTTCATTGCGTACAAAAACTTTACTGGCTTTGCCGACGTCCCCAAACCCCCCTACATTATTCGGGATGATGCCCATCATCTGCGGCGGTATGCGGTGTGCGGCCAGCATGTCATCGCGGCTGACGTTCTTGATATTCAGAAACTCGTCTTTGGCCGCCACTTCGGACACCGGGATCACCTTCACCGAATCCGGCTTGCCGTTCGGTGAGTACAGAAACAGGTTACGGAAGTTGCCCGGCCCTTTGGCGCTTTTCATGGCCTGGCGGATGTTGTTCACGTCTTCCTGATTCTGCTGGCCGTCGCTCATATACAGAATAAAACCGGCGTGACTGCCGTTCAGGTAATACTTACGGCGGAACAACGTGGCGGACTCGTTAAGTAGTGCCGACGGAATGGCGGACAGGTATTCCGGCAGGCCGTAGATTTCCTGCCCCAAATCAGGCTCCATCAAATGAAACACGCTGCCCGGCTCAAACGCATACGGCTGGCTGTTGTAGCCGTAGCGTGCAAACCAGTAGGTGTCTAAATCCAGCCCGCGCCGGGTGTATTTCGCCAATGTCGGTTGCAGCGACAACAGGCCGCCAAGGCGGTTGGTTCGCATCTCCAGATACGCATTGCCGAACACCAGGTAATCCTGCACAAACCGGCTGAATGCCTGCTGGCTTAACAGCGGGTGAGGGATAAAGGTGCTGGTCAGGATGTTACGCTTCACGAAAATCGGTGAGCTGTGGTGTACCGCCGCCCGGAACGTCCGGGCCAGACCCTCGAAGCTTACCGGCGGTTCATACCAGCGATCGGTGCGCACGCATTCGATATAGTCCAGCAACTCGCGCCGGTCGAGCACCGGGATCGGGTCACCAAAGGAAAAGGCTTCCACGCCTGCCGGGCCAGTCGGGGCGGCGGCCAGCGTAGCGGGTGGTTGCGGTTTGCGGCGTTTCGCCATTAGAAAATCTCCACGATGTTATGGCTGTTGGCATTCTCGCCTTCCAGCGGTTCATTAAACAGGGCGTGCATGGTGGCCCAGGCCAGGTCGGCATGGCTGGCTTCCTCGCTACGGCTCGCCTCATACGTTGGACGGCTACCGCTGGCGGTCATGGCCTTGCGGATGGACATAAAGGATTGGGCGATATCGGTGTGGCCGGCGTCGAATTCCAGCCGGCGATGGCTGATCACGTCATAGGCTTTCAAAACCAAGGCGTTTTTGACGTTTGGGTTGTAGACGAATTCCCGCGCCGCCGGGAAAAACTGTTTCACATTCTGATAGACGCCGTGGCCGACGCCGGTCGAGTCGATACCGATATACGTCACATTGTACTGTTCGGTCAGCTTTCTGATGGCTTCCGCCTGGGCGCGGAAGTCCATCCCTCGCCACTGGTGGCGCTCCAGAATACGGAACTTACCGCCCAGCGCCTGCGGCGGAGCCAACACCACACAACCGGCGCTGTCGCCGTTCTGGGTTCCCTTGGCCGGGTCGTAACCAATCCATACCGGGTAACGCCCGAATGGCCGGAGCAGCAGCGGCTGGAAGTCGTCCCACACTTCCCAACTGTCAACCATACACGCCTGCATATCCGAGAGCGGGAACACGGACGCCAGGTCGTCGATAAAATCGCACATCAGCAGGTTTTGATAGTCGGCCGGGCTGTAGCGCAGGCGCAACTGATCCAGGTCGAACAGGTTACAGCCGCCGCGCACAGCGTCTTCTACCGTGACTATCTGGCGGTATTGCCCGTCCGGACACAGTACGCCAGGGGACAGGTGGGCGTGCGTCAGGTCAATGTCGATACGGTCGGCCTTGGCGCGGCCCCGGTTAAACAGGGTGCCAGACCAGAACGGATAGGCGCTGTGGGTCAGGCTGGACGGCGTGGAAAAATAGGTCTGCCGCCACTGCTTGTGTAACGCCATCCCCGACGCCACCTTTTGCAGTTCCTGAAACTTGGGGATCCAGAAATATTCGTCAAGATACAGGTTGCCGTGATAGCTCTGGGCGGTGCGGGCGTTGGTGCCGAGAAAATACAACGTGGTGCCGTTGGGCAGCGTCATCGGGTCGCCTTTCAGTTCGACGTCAACCTCGCGCGCAAACTCAATGATGTATTGCTTGAATACGTGCGCCTGCGCTTTGCTGGCTGACAGAAAGATCTGGTTGCGGCCGGTGGTCAGCGCATCGATCAGCGCCTCGCGGGCGAAAAAGTAGGTGGCGCCGATTTGGCGGGATTTCAGCAGGTTGCGAACGGTGTATTTATTGCCGGCTTCCCACCAGTGCCGCTGATAGTCGAACATGCCACGATGGAACACATCGACCAGTTTCTCTATCTGATCGTCGGTGAAGACGTTCTTTTCCGGCGGCTTGCGCGGGCTGTTGTTGCGGTTCGCAACCTTCGGATTTAGATCGGCCTCGTTGCCGCCGTTATTGAATTTACCGATGCGGGCGTGTCGTTCGGCCTGCCGGGCCAGCAGGTCGATTTCCTTAAAGTCTTTCCCTTCCTTGACCGGCTTCATGACGAGCTGGCAATAGCGCGCCGCGGTGGTGAGCTGCATCTGATCAAGCGGGCCGTAATCTCCCCACTTGTCGCGCTTCTTCCAACTGTGAACGGTTGCGGGTTTCTCTCCCAGCATTTCGGCAATGCGGGCGATACGTAATCCCTGAAACCATAAAAACATCGCCTGACGGCGGGGATCGAGGTCGGTGTGTTGCGCTGTCGTTTCCATGTCCGCAAGACTACGGCCTGACCCGCCCGCCGTGCCGCTCCTGCCCATTGTGCCGTCTGGCGCACAATGCCCCCGCGTTGTCTCGGTCCCTGCTGACGCCGCACCCTAAAGGCTCTGATTGTCCTGATGAACTGGAGCCTGAACAATGGCAGCGAAAGCAAACGCACGTCGATTCCGGATCGGCGTGGAAGGGGCCACCACTGACGGCCGCACGATTGAGCGTGCCTGGCTGGAGCAGATGGCCGCCAACTATGACCCGGCGGTCTATACCGCGCTGATCAACATGGAGCACATCAAGGGCTATACCCCGGACAGCCCATTTCGCCGTTACGGCAAAATTGAGGCGCTGGAAACCGAAGAGATTCAGGACGGCCTGCTGAGCGGTAAGCTGGCGCTGTATGCCTACCTCGCCCCGACCGATGACCTGATCGCCCTGACCCAGAAATGGCAAAAAATTTTCACGTCGATGGAGGTCAACCCAGATTTTGCCGACACAGGCGCCGCGTATCTGGTCGGTCTGGCGGTTACCGATGACCCGGCGAGCCTGGGTACTGAAATGCTCACCTTTAGCGCCGGCGCCAAGCATAACCCGCTGGCCGCCCGCAAACAGGCGCCGGGCAACCTGTTTACCGCCGCTGAAGAAACCTCGCTGGTATTTGAACTCGATGACAACAAGCCGTCTCTATTCGGCCGTATCTCAGCGCTGTTCGCCAAAAAACAGACCTCGGACGATGCGCGATTCGGTGATGTGCATCAGGCGGTAGAGCTGGTGGCACAAGAGCAACAGCAGCTTGCCGGGCAGGTACAGCAGCACGGCGCACAACTGGCCCGGCTGTCGACGCTGGAAACCGACCTGCAGGCGCAAAAAACCGAGCTGGCGAGCCTGAAAGAGACGTTAGGCAAGCAGGACCGCAACCCAGCATTTCGTCCGCTGTCCACAGGCGGCGCAGATATCGCGACCGTTCTCACCGATTGCTAAGGAATTTCCACCCCATGAAGAAAGACACCCGCTTTAAATATAACGCCTACCTGACGCAGCTTGCCGCCTTGAACAACGTTCCGGTGGAAGATGTCGGCACCAAGTTCACCGTTGAACCGTCCGTCAGCCAGACGCTGGAAGACAAGATCCAGGAGTCGTCCGCGTTCCTGACCCTAATTAACATCGTGCCGGTGGATGAGCAGTCCGGCGAAGTGCTGGGGTTGGGTATCGGCCAGACCGTAGCCGGGACGACCGACACGACCCAGAAAGAGCGCGAACCGACCGACCCGACGTATATCGACGGCAGCGGCTACAAATGCACCCAGACCAATTTCGACACCGCCTTGCCGTACAGCAAGATCGACCTGTGGGCCAAGTTTCAGGATTTCCAGACCCGCATTCGCAACGCGATTGTGCAGCGTCAGGCGCTGGACCGCATCATGATCGGCTGGAACGGCGTGCAACGTGAGAAAAACTCTAATCGCGTGAAATACCCGCTGCTTCAGGACGTCAACATCGGCTGGCTGGAAAAAATCCGTCAGGAAGCCCCGGCGCACGTCATCGGCAATATCGTGGATGACAACGGCCAGGAGATTTCCAGGAAAATCCGGGTCGGCAAGGGGGGCGACTTTGACAACCTCGACGCGCTGGTGATGGCGGCAGTGAATGAAAAAATCGCCGTGCAGTATCAGGACGACACCGAGCTGGTAGTCATTTGCGGCCGTCAATTGCTGGCTGACAAGTATTTCCCGCTGGTGAACAAAGAGCAGGACAACAGCGAGAAGCTGGCTGCAGACCTGATCATCGGTCAGAAGCGCATGGGCGGCTTGCAAGCGGTGCGCGTACCGTTCTTCCCGGCCAATGCACTGCTGGTAACGCGACTGGACAACCTCTCTATCTACTGGCAGGACGGCACCCGCCGCCGCGCGGTCATTGATAACCCGAAACGCGACCGCGTGGAAGATTTCGAGTCGGTCAATGAGGCCTATGTGGTTGAAGACTACGACTGCACCTGTCTGATTGAAAACATCACGCTGGGTGAGTTTGCCGCGAGTGCCGCCGCCCAGGTGGCTGAGAACGGCGGTACTCCGGCTACTCCCGATGACCCCAACGCTGGGGCGTGACGATGGCGCTAAACCCGTTCCAGCGTCACACCCGGTTTATTCAGGGACAACAGGCCGCCCACTCGGGCGGCACGGCGCGGCCGCTATCCGGCTATGACCGCATGTTGATGCAACTCACAGAAGACCAGATGCGCCTTAAGCGTATTCAGTCTCAGGAGAAAAAGGCCGAGCTGAAACGCCAGTTGTTACCGGCCTATGCGCCGTGGGTGGCGGGCGTGATCGCCGCCGATGGTCAGCGGCAGGACGATGTGCTGATGCATGTGATGGTCTGGCGCATTGACGCGGGCGACTACGACGGGGCGCTGACGATTGCCCGTCATGTGCTGCGGCACGACTGGGTAATGCCCAAACGTTACACCCGAACCACCGCCTGTACTGTGGCGGAAGAGTTCGCCGACGCAGCGATACGAGCCTTTCTGGCCCGTCAGTCGTTCGATGCCGGGTTGTTGCAGGCGGCGCTGGACCTGACGGCCGACGCAGATATGCCGGACCAGTCCCGCGCGCGGCTGTACAAGTCGCTGGGGTACGCGCAACGGCTGGCTGACTGCCCGGCGCCGGCGCTGGATAACCTGCGGCGGGCGCTGGAACTGGATCAACGGTGTGGCGTGAAAAAAGATATCGAGCAGTTGGAGCGACAACTGCGCAACGCCGAAAACGGCGGATAACCGAACGTGCCCACGCACCGGGCGGCACGGGGTAGCGACAGGCATTTGCCGCATCAACACCCCGTCCACCGCCCACCCATTCAGAGGATGCCATGAGCTTTATTGCCCCTGAGTCCGCGCCCGCGCAGCAGGACCTGATTAAAAACACCGCCTTCTGGCCCGATCTGGATATAGCTCACTTCCGTGACGCGATGCGCACCGACGGCACGGTGACACCGCCTCGGCTGCGGCAGGCGGTACTGACCGCCATATCTGAGGTGAATGCGGAGCTGTTCGACTGGCGGCAACGCCAACTGGCTGACGGGTATACCTCACTTGCCGACGTACCCGGTGAGCAACTGGACGGCGAGCCAGAACGCCTGCACCTCTACCGCCGCGCGGTGTGGTGTTGGGCGCGGGCCAATCTGGCGGAGCGTTACCGCGACTATGACGCCACCGCTGCCGGCAACAAACGCGCCGACGCACTGGAGCCGGCCATTGATGATCTGTGGCGGGATGTCCGCTGGGCATTGAGCCGTCTGCAATCGCAACCGCATGTGATTGTGGAGTTGATTTAATGCAGGTGCGGGCGCAGCAACACGACACCGTAGACGCACTGTGCTGGCGTCACTACGGCCGCACAGCGGGGCTGACCGAGCAGGTATTGGCGATAAATCCCGGTCTGGCGGATATCGGCCCGATCCTGCCTCACGGTCTGCTTGTGGAACTGCCGGACGTGGCGCTGGCCGCCACGCAAGAAACTCTTCAACTCTGGGACTGACGTATGAATGAAACCGATAAAAGTATTGTGACCCTGTTCATCATCGGGATGCTGATTGCCGTCGGCAAGGTGCTGGCCGGCGGCGAGCCGGTCACCCTGCGGCTGTTTCTCGGCCGTGTTCTGCTGGGCGGCTTTGTCTCAACGGTGGCCGGGGTGGCGCTGGTGCAGTTCCCCGACCTGTCGCCACTGGCTATCAACGGTATCGGCGCGGCGCTGGGAATTGCGGGTTATCAAACCATCGAGCTGCTGATCCAGCGGCGCGCCAAGCAGCTGAGCGATAAGGCGGGCGGTAATGAATAATCCAAACCTGCAGGCATTTTTGGACATGCTGGCGTTTTCCGAAGGCACGGCCAACCATCCGCTGACCCGTAATCGGGGCTATGACGTGATTGTGACCGGCGCCGACGGCGCGCCGGAGATTTTTACCGACTACCGCGATCATCCGTTCGCCAATGGCCGACCGGCGAAAGTCTTCAACAAACAGGGCCAGCGCTCCACCGCCGCTGGGCGCTATCAGCAGTTGTACCGTTACTGGCCGACGTATAAGAAACAGTTGCGCCTGCCGGATTTCAGTCCGGCATCACAGGATACGCTGGCAATCCAGCTTATCCGCGAGCGCCGGGCGCTGGATGACGTACTGGCCGGGCGTATTGCCTGCGCGATCGTCGCCTGCAATAACATCTGGGCCTCGCTGCCAGGTGCGGGCTACGGCCAGCGAGAGCATGACGCCGTTCGGCTGCTGAGCGTGTATCAACAGGCCGGCGGGAGGCTGGCGTGAGCCTCTGGCTGAAAGTCGCCGCCCTGATGGTGTTACTGGTGGCTGCCGTGGCGGTGCAATCCTGGCGATTGAGTCACGCGCAGCAACTGGCCGACCAGCAGGCGCAGACGCTGACCGCTCAACACGCGGCGCTGACTGAACAGGCCAGCCAGTTGAAAAGCCTGGCTGACCTGGCCGAGCGCAACAACGCCGAGCAGGCGCGGCTGCGCAGTCTGGCCGCCGATACTCAGGAGGCACTAACCGAACGTCAGAAAACCCTTGCGAGGTTGCAACGTGAAAATGAGGCGCTTAAACGCTGGGCTGACACTGCTTTGCCTGATGATATTATCCGGCTGCGGCAGCGTCCCGCCCTCACCGGTGGCCGTACTTACCGTGAATGGCTGTCCCAGGCTAACGCCCTGCCGGTTTCCGGCGGCCAGCCCGCAAACTAACGGCGAGCTGAATAACCAATTGGATCTGACTGAGGCTGCGCTGGCCGACTGCGCCGATCAGGTGGATATCACTATTGCTTGTCAGGAACACCATGAACAAACCGCGATTACTACGAAACGCGCTGAGTAGCGCCGTGCCACACCTGCGTGATAATCCCGACCGGCTGCATGTATTTGTGGAATCGGGAACGGTGGTAGGAACACTGGCCCCGTCTCTCTCTTGGGAATATCGCTACACCCTGACTCTGATTGTCACCGACTATGCCGGGAATGAAGATTTGCTGGTGGCGCCGGTGATGGCCTGGCTGCGCGAGCATCAGCCGGACCTGCTGGCGAACCCGGAGAAACGGGAAAAAGGCGTTGAATTTGAAACCGAAATCCTGAACAACGGCAGCGTGGATATCTCCATCAGCCTGAAGCTGACCGAACGTGTCCAGGTGCGCGCCGGCTCTGGCAATCAGGTGGTTGAGCCGTTGCTGGAGCCAGGCGAACCAGACGACTACTGGATAGATCGCCGTGGATAACCTGCAGCGCATTGATGACTGGCTCGCCGCCCTGCTGGCGAAACTCACGCCTGCCGAGCGTAAGGCATTGTTGCGTGGCGTAGCCCGCGATCTACGCAAACGGCAGCAAGAGCGTATCCGCCTGCAGCAGAACCCGGACGGTACAGCATTTGAGCCGCGTCGGGTGTCGCTGAAAGATAAGAAAGGTCGCATCCGTCGGCAGATGTTCAGCAAGCTACGTGCCGCCAAATACCTGAAAGCCAGCGCGACCGCGACCGAGGCGGATGTGGGGTTCATCGGCAGCGCACAACGACTGGCGCGGGTGCATCACTATGGCTTGCGCGACCGGGTACGCGAGCACGGCCCGGTAGTGAAATACGCTGCGCGTCAACTGCTGGGGATGGATACTGAGTTAATAAATCACATCCTTAATAAATTACATGTATCAATTAAGTAAAATTTACGGCTATTTCCCTATTAGTTTGTCGTAGTTAGGCATACCTGATATAAACTCCATAGTATGGGCGTGTGTTTGGGTATCTCCTATTCTAAATGACTCAGTCATTATTTTTATCATTATGTTATACTCGGCATATTCTGATATATTTATGGATGGTTTTTCATACCTATTGGCCCTGTATTTCTCCATGAATTCATAAGCATCCCTTGGTTGAAAGATGAATTTCTCTCTCAGTAAGGCTATAAAAACCAGAGAATTAATATTTAGCTCTGAGAATAATTTTCTGCTATTTTCTATGTTTATTTTGCTTTTTATATCCTCATGGAGGTGGAAAAACTTTTTAATGAGAAGGAAAGTTAAAACCATTATGGCTTTGTCATCCTTATTGTTTTCTCCTTTTATCTTTTTCTCTATTTCAACCATCAAACCATGCATGTCTATTATTTTATTACCACATGGATTTAATCTGTTTTTTTCTATCATATCTATTATAATATTTAGATAT